CAGTCATTGATTGAAGATTTCCAAAGAGCAGAAGATACTTACTATCTTAATGCAATAGCTTCAAGTGCAACCGCAGGTTCTACTTCTGCTACTGTTACTGCTGAGAAATTCATTGATTATGTTGCTCAATTAGGTGCTTTGAACTGGAACGCAAACTTGTCTTTGACAACTCATGCCGGTTGGGCATCTTTATTGAAAACTAAACCTGCTGACTACTCAGTACCTGGTGGAATGGTTATCGACAACAATGGTAACGTAAGAATCCTTGGTATTCCGGTTATCCCACACTCTCTTGTTACTGCATCTAAGATTTATGTTATGGACACTACCAAGTATGCCATCGCTCAACAATCTGGATTGAATGTAAGAAGCACTGAGTTCGATCAGGATGACTTCATCAAGAACTTGATTACTTTCCGTTGTGAAGCACGTTGCGAATTGTTACAATTCCAACCAACTGCTGCGGTTTACGGAGCTATATAGTTTTAACGCGCGAGAACAAGAAGGGTGAAATTCCCTTCTTATTTTATATGCCTTATTCCTACGGATATTTTAAATTAGAGGTTGAGTATCACATTATGAGAAACATACCTCGTGATGCAAGGATAATTGATGTAGGAGCAGGAAGTGGGACTTATGGATTAATGCTTAATAACCATTATCAAAACATAGATGCGATTGAGGTTTGGGATAAATACATTGAGGAGTTTAATCTTAGGAATATTTACAGAGAGGTTTTTAATGAGGATGTACTCGATTTCAGATTTGGCAATTATGACTATGCGATTTTTGGGGATGTAATAGAGCATTTGTCATTTGAGGATGCAGACAATTTGCTTACAATGTTATTGAATAAAGATATTAAGTGCTTGGTTGCAGTTCCTTATCAAATGATACAAGGAAAAGTAAATGGAAATATATACGAGGAGCATAAACAAGACGATTTAACTCATGACTTATTTATAAAACGATATCCGTACATGGGACTCCTTTATAGGAATACTGAATATGGATATTACGTGAACTACGACTTTATATGAACATATTACTTTCGATTCACTTATACCCTCCGCACCACAACTGCGGAGCTGAGATGATGATACACCGGATAGCAAAGCATTTGCAAACCAAAGGTCATCACATTAGAGTTCTTTTACATCAGGCGAATCATTATAGGATTACGAACAATTACGTTTATGACGAGATTGATGTGTTCCCTCCAAACCCAAATGTGATTGAGAACTTATTTCATTGGTGCGATGCGGTTTTTACACATCTTGATTATACCAAATGGAGTATCTCAATGGCAGCAATGAAGCGAAAGCCATTATTCCATTTAATACACAATAGCCATAAGTACCCAGAGATTGTACAAGCTGAAAAGAAACAACACATTATTTACAACTCTGAATGGATAAAGGAAGAGCTTAAATATGATTTTGATAATTTTACTTTGACTCCTCCAATAGACAAATTAAAATTTTCAACAACCGAGAACACCGAGAAAAACGAATTTATCACATTGATAAACCTAAATGAGAACAAGGGCGGTAAGATATTTGAACAGATAGCAAGGGCATTGCCTAATAAGCGGTTTTTAGCGGTTTTAGGGAGCTATGACGAGCAATTTGTACCAAAGCTTGATAATGTGAAAGTGGTCGCTAATTCGCCTAATATTAAGTCTACCTACGAACAGACAAGATTGTTATTAATGCCATCAAAATATGAATCGTGGGGAATGACTGCAACTGAGGCGATGAGTTATGGCATTCCGGTTATTAGTACCGAAACACCTGGGTTGAAAGAGAATTGTGGAGATGCAGGAATATTTATAAAAAATAGAGATGATGTTAAAGAATGGATTGATGCAATTTTTAAAATGGAGAAAGCTATTAATTACAAAGCTCAATCCGAAAAGTGTAAAAAAAGAGCAGGAGAATTGGGGGGAGAAGAAAATTTGGACAAGTTCGAACACTGGCTCAGAGAAATGGTTTATAAATTCAATTAAAGATGTCTATAATAATAAATAGTGTTCAAGTAGTTCAAGATGCAGTTGTTGAGCCAGTTAGTTTGACTGATGCTAAAGCATGGATGCGAGTTACCTATGATACGGACGATGATATCATCGGTGATCTACTTGCATCGGCAAGAAAGCACATTGAGAATCTTTGCGGTGTATCATTTGTCAATAAGCTACTAAGAGCCAATTTTACCATTGGTGGCACAACGCAAGAAGTGTGGATAGTAGATTTACCTTATGCGCCATTACTATGCGTAAATGAGCTTAAATACAAGACTGGGTTCACTACCTATGACATCTTTGTAAAAGATACCGACTACGAGCAATTAGGAGGCAAATTATGGCTTTATATACCTGGGACTTATGTTTGCCTTTACCAATCCGGTTATGGCTCTATTCCCGATGATATTAAGTCTGACATCCTTACACTTGTGGCTTGGAGTTATGACAATAGAGGTAAGAAGTTCAATGGTGACTCACAAGGTGGCAATGTTACTGCTTATCCTTTTTGGGATGGTCTTAACTTCCATCAGTATAAGAAAGTTGTGATATGAGTAAACCTCTTTATGTAAAAGTCAATGATACATATTTCAATAAAGCCTTGAATAAGCTTAAGGATTTACAGAATGACTTTACTGAAGAGGTTGATATTGAATTGGCTGCTGCATCGGTTGATATTGAGAGAAAGGCAAAAGAAAATGCTCCGCCTGATTACTCAAGGCTGAGAGCAGCAATTAAAGCAAATAAAGTATCTTTGCTTAGGCATGAGGTTAGGGTTAGTGTTAATTATGCAGCTTATGTGGAATTTGGTACCGGTCAGAATTATAAAAATTATGAGCCTAAGTTACCAAATGAGTGGAGAAATATAGCAGCAGACTTTTGGAAAAGTGGTAAAGGTAAAACAAGAGCGCAACCATATTTGTACCCTGCGGTAAAAGTTGTGCTAAAGGATTTTAAAAAGAGGTTTAAGGATAGATTAAAAGCATTATTAAAGAAATAAATGTTAGACTGTTCAAACAATATTAGACAATGTTACTTAACCTTATTGCAAGGCAATGTTGTGTATAATGGCAGCACAGTTCCAGTTTATGGGCAAACTCCATTTGTTACAACTCCTCCAATTTACATCATGCTTGGTAGTGTCAATGAGGTTGCGGATAACAACAACCAACAATTTGTGACTGATGCCGACATTGATGTAAACATAATTGTTGAGCAGTATAGGCAGCCAGACTTAAGTGTTGTTGATGCCATTTCGAGTTTGGTGCTTAATTTAATTTTACCAACTACTGGAATTAAGGACGTTGGGGATGCAAGTTTTCAAATATTCCCATTATCACGCATAAGTTCACGATATTTGCCAATAGATAATGGTGATTTGTATATTACAAGAAAGATTTTAACGATTAATAATTCAATAATTCAAAAATAGAATAAAATGGGACAGATTCAAGGTTCATTGCAAAACATTGAGATTGATGTAGCCGGTGGCTCATCTTACAAAAACCTCGTTTGTTTAGCTTCTTCTTCAGTTAACACAAGTGCTGACACTTCTTCAGACAACACAAATTGTGGCATTCTTACCTCAGTAAGTGATTCTTCAATAAGCGTTGATTTTGATGCAGTATGCGAAGTTGCACCATCTGTGGCACAAATCAGTTACAATAGCCTTTTGACCGCAATGGTTAATAAGACTTTGGTTAACGTAAGAGTTCAAAGTCCAGTAGTTACTGGTTCTTCTATCGGTGTTGCTTACTACCATCAATTCTCTGCTTACATCAACTCTTTAACTTTAACTCAAGCAAATGCTGAATTTATTAAATTCAGTGGTAGCTTTACTTCTACTGGTGTTATTGACATAACTGTTTAATTTTATGAACTATACTACGATTGATATTAATGGTCAGAAACTCGGACTTAAATTTGGGATGGCATCATTCCGTTATTTGCAAGGTAAATTCGTTGATGGTATTGCTTTTCAAGGCGATACCTTAAACGAGATTGGAATTGCTCACATACTTTATAGCGGTTATTATAATAATTGTCTAATAAAAGATGTAGTTCCTTCATTAACTTTCGAATCATTTGTTGATTTTATTGAATTAAATCTAAACAACGAGGAAATTCTTGAAAAGATTAAGGAGATAATGAGCATTTGGACAGCAAGTGACTTTGTTAAGCAGACGCAAGTAGGCAAGGCTGAAGAGCCAAAAAAAAAGACTACTCGTGGGAAGAAATAGAGTCATTTGCGTTTGGTGAGTTGATGCTACTGCCTAATGATTTTTATGCAATGAGTCCAAGGCATTTATCTTTAATGCTTAAGGGACATCAAGATAAAAAAGTTGATGCTTACAAGCAGACAAGACTCCTTATGTTTACTATGGTGCGGTTAATGGGTGATCCAAAGACCGCACCAAAAACACCTGAGCAGTTGTGGGAATTACCTGGCGATGATGACGAGAACAAAGCTATTTCAGATGATGAGATAAAGGAAATATTTAAAAGGTTGATGTAATGGCAGAACAAGATTTATTATTTACATTTGGAGCTGACATTACTCAGTTTAAGGGTAATATTCAGCAAGTTATTGACCAGATAAAAAAAGTTAGAGAGGAAATAAAAACTGCTTCTGCCGGAGATTTACCTAAACTTAATGCACAATTATCTGAATTAACTACTGGTTTACAAAGACTTAAAACAGTTGGTGTACCTGCTGCTGAAGCATTTGGTAAAGTTGAGGATAGTGCTAAAGGGGCAAGGATTGCTCTTACCAATGTTAGTCAAATTGCGCAAGATTTACCATTTGGTTTTATAGGTATTCAAAATAACATTCCAGGTCTTGTACAATCTTTCGGCAAACTTGCCGGAGAGTCAGGAGGTGCGGTTGCTGCTCTAAAAGCAATGGGTTCTGCATTGATAGGACCAGCAGGTATATTTCTTGCATTTAGTGTTGTAACTGCTGCGGTTACCGGTTTAATTACAAAATATGGCTCATTAGGGGTTGCTTTTGATGCTTTATTTGGCAAAATAAATTTAGCAACTAAAGCACAAGAAGATTTTAATAAGGCTTTAACTGAAGCAACTGGTTCTTCTGCTACCGAGGTTGCTGAAATACAAATATTAGTTGGTGTACTAACTGATTTAACAAAGCCACTAAAAGAAAGACAAGCAGCCTATGTTGAGCTTCAGAAAATAAGACCAGATGTTATTGCAGGTCAAAAGTTAGAAAATATATCTACACAAGAAGCAACAACATTAATAAATGAAAATGCTACTGCGGTTTTAAATCTTATTAAATTAAAAGCAAGAGAAAGTGCAATATCAAGCGTTTTAAATAAAAACGCAGAAGATTTAGTTAAATTGTTGATTGAAGAAAATGATTTAAAGAAAAGAATAGCTAAAACTGATAAAGACGCTGCTAATTTTGCACAAAGTAATAATGATTTTGATGAAATATCGGCTCGTTTAAATAAAGGATTAACAAAAGAGTTAAATGCCAACAGATTACAACAAGAAGCTTTAAATAAAGTTGCAAAAGAATACATAACAATTCTTGCTCCAACTATTCAAGGTATTGCTGAAACAGATAGAAGAACTAAAGAACTAACAGATAGCCTTAAGGAGCAAGAAAAAGTTACAAAAGCACCTAAAGTTAAAGCAGCTAAAGAAAAAAAAGGATTAGATATTCTTGACCTTGAAAGAAGAGCAAGAATTGCTGCTCAAAAATTACAAGAACAAGCTGATAAAAATAGATTAAGGTTTTTAAATGAGCAGCTTAAGGCAGAACAAAAGTTAACAAAAGAGTTTGAGAAGAAGCAAGAAGCACAAACTAATGCAGATGCAAAAGCATTTAGTAAGGTTAATTTTAAAAACTTAAGCGACACATTAAATCCTATACTTGCCGAATTAAATAATTTAGCACAAGGTGCAAAAAATGTTGCTATATTAATAGAAGAGTCTTTCTTTGCTCCTTTAAATGATATGTTCACTACCCTTTTTACAAAAGGTACATTTGCAATTAAAGATTTTACAAATGCTTTGCTAACCTCAATAGGACAAATTGCAGCTAAGTTGGCTGCAACTGCTATTGTGAATGGGTTAATATCTTTGTTTGCAGTTCCATTTGGAGGTGCATTTGCTACGGGTGGATTACTTGGTGGGTTAGGGAGTTTACTTGGGGGGATTGGAGGCACTGCCGGTTCTGCTAACTTTGGAGGAGTACAAGGTGGTAATTTAGCAATGAGCGGAAGTGTTAATATGGTGCTTAGAGGTACTGATTTGGTAGGAAGCATTAATCGGACAAATTCACAAATAAGTAGAGTAGGATAATATGCCAACATACGGAGAAAAATATAATATAATTTTTAAGACTCGACAAGATCAGACTTGTAAAGTACGTATGTACATAGATGGCTATACCGGTAGCATCATTAACTTACAAGGTGCTTCAAATCCATTTGTTCTTCGTGAGTTTAATAGTGATGAGGATATTTACAAGCCACTTAGACCACAAGAAGCAACCATATCATTTTTAAGTCAGACTGGAGTAAGTATTGATGACTTTTTAGGTAACTCAGATGTATTTTGCTATGTTGCTTTTGAATTCATGAGTACGACAAGGTTTTATTGGATTGGTTATTTACTGCAAGATGACTTCCAAGAGGTATGGCAAAATACTCAGCACATTATTACTTTAAGGGCAACAGAGGGCTTAGGATTGCTTAAAGAGCAACCATTGACTGATACATCGGGTAATGAGTTGATAGGCAATTTTACTCCTTATTCCTTATTAAGCTATGCAGCAAATGGTTCAATTCAAACATTTGTTAAGACTCATATAATTAGCAACGTTTATCATTCTACAATGGATGATACACTTACTAACTCATCATTAGAGCAATGCTATGTTGATGCAAGGACATTTAGTACCGGAGATGGCTTTTACGAAGATAAATACACAGTCATAGAGAAAATTAACAGAGCTTTCTCTCAGACAATGTTTCAATATAGAAGCAGATGGTATTTTGTAAGACCTGAAGAATTCTACATACCTCTTGCTAATAACTTAAGGGTTATTAATAAAGACGCAGTAGGCACATCTACAATAACCAATGAAAGGTTTGATATTAATGTTGGAGTTAACTCGGAGGTAAAGCCTATTACTCCAGAGATGCTGAGGTTTGTTCAAAGACCTACAAAGGTTGATACGATTAATGTAAATTATGAATATCCGCAAGAAATGTTGTGTAATCAGAACTTTAAAAGAGGTTCTTTAAATACTGCCGGTAGTGGCTTTAATTTATACAACGTAAATAATTGGCCAGTATATAAAGGCTTGAGAGAGTCACCAACTGCTTCAACTCGTCCTAAGTATAGAAAAGATGTTTTGGATATTTATGGTAATGTAACCGATTCTTACTTATTGTTAGACTACGAAACGGCTGCACCATTTGAAAACTGGTGGCAAAGTTGCGATTTTAAAGTTGATGCCGGAGATGTAATTAGTTTCTCTATACAATGGAGAACAAGAGAAAGCGGAACAGTTACAACTCCTATACCAACATTTAATGCAGCTCAAATCCTTTACAAAGCAGAAGCATCACCACAATTTAGGGCAGCAATAGATAACAATGGTAAATGGATAATTGCACCTGGTGATTGGGACTCTTATACGGTAATGCCATTTTTGACAATAACTCCATCGGATAGCGCAGTTACTGAAGGAAGCTATTTCACAGTTAAAGTAGAATGTGAACCAATCATTAGAGCAGGTATTGTAAGAGTTTTACTTACAAATACGATTGCTAAGTCTTATGCCCATAATTGGAAAAATTTAGAGTTTGCCTTGAATGGCAATAAAGTTGGTGGTACTGGAATGTTTTTAGATAACATTAGTGGTGATTTTGATAAGTTTACAAAAAGTGAAGATTACAGAAGTAATTTTACTGATGAAATTTATATTGATGATCTACCTAACTTTAACTTTAAAGGTGCTATTTATGATGCTTTTGGCACAACCTTAACCACTCCAACATGGTATCGCTACCGGTATAATACTGAAGAGTTTAGGTTTAAGAAAGAGAACTTGATTGCGCATTGGGAAAACACAAGATTTTATAGGAATAAGATTGATGCTACTTTTTATGGCTTGACTTGGAACAATAACTCTTTACCTATTGGTTTAATAAATACAGTGAAGTTTGTTGATGATGATTCCAACAAAGTTTATTTTATTGCAAACATGAAAGAGATTGACTTTGTCAATTCTACATGGACTGCAACTTTGGTAGAGATTTATGATGCAGATAGGGACACTGGTGTTGAAACAACGTATCCTACATTTACACACGATTTTATATATAAATAATTATGGCAGATATATTAAAAACGGAAGGATTGGTGATTGCCTATAATTATAATGGCAATATTTATCCTTTGGCTTGTACAAAAAATAGCACGTTCTCCATTACAAGTGAGTTTTTGGAATTAGCTCCTAAAACTAATAATATTTTTAGGGAATACATCCCAAATAGAAAGACATTCACTATAAGTGGTAGTGGACTTGTGAAATTATCACAAACTAACCTACATCCTATTGACTTCTTTCAAAAATTCATGCTTGGTTTTGATGTTCAGCCAAACAAGCAATATATAATCAGAGCTGAAACAAAACAAAACATTGTTGACTTTACCGCCATTCCTACAAATGTTGTTGCGTATAATGGCAACACTACACAACTTATTTATACAAACTCTGAATTAGGATCTCCATTTTTAGATTCAGATTTGTATATTGATGTAAATGGTACTAATGTTGTTATAAAAACAAATAATGGAACTGCTACCTTAGATGTAAATGGCGGTGATGTAATTACTGCTTATACTAAATACTTTACTGCATGGGCTGCAAGTGGTTATTATAGGCTTTACATATATAATCAAACGGATGGTGTTTTATTGTATAATTCAACTGTATTTAACCCAACGTTAGGCACAACTGTTCACACACATACTTTTACTGCTCAAGGTGGATATGGTAAATTTACTACCTATTTAGATATGATAGATACTTCTAACAACTATGCTGCCTATGAGATGGATTGCTACATAACCGAGCTAAGTCTTGAGTCATCCTTTGGTGCAAACCCATCTTACTCCTTCAGCCTTCAAGGCACTGGTCCACTGACTCAATTAACCGAGAGTGATACTTACACCGTTGCAAGTGGCAAAATAACGGGCAGAAACCCTGCTACTTATAAGCTTGTTGCCATCGGTTACGGAGGAAAGTGGTTTTATAATTATGTTGTAACTTCGCCAAGTGCCGGTGTGTATGAAATCACGATGGGAACAGTGCTTAATGGCACATCAGTAAAAGCAATCTACAAAACATTATAAGATGATATCCGAACATAATATAAGACCTATAAGAAGAGGTGATACGTTTATCTTCCCACTTGAATTCTACGAAGATGAGTGCGAGGAAATTCCTATTAATGTAAGCACTTATGTGTTTAAGCTACAAGCAAAGAATGCTGCCGGAACGACCATTTTCACGTGGAACAATGCGGACTTTGTATCGGTGGCTACAAATAAGCGTACAGTCACTTTGTCGGCAGTCACGACTGCTACTTACCCTGCTGGTGAGTACATTTACGATCTCCAGGTAACAACTGCAATAGGAGTGTTTACTTGGATGGTTGGTTATATTTTGGTGGAAGAACAAATAACAAGCTGATGATAATCAAAGTAAATTATACGGTCAGTGATATATTTATGAGTACATCGGTATCACCGGTGTACATTAAAGTCGTGTATAGTGGCACAAGTGGCGGTAGCGGTGTTTGGGGTGCAATTACCGGTACATTATCCAATCAAACAGATTTACAATCTGCTTTGGACTTAAAAGTCCCAACTTCACGCACACTTACCATTAACGGGGTTGCATTTGACCTATCAGCGAATCGTGCTTGGACTATTGATGCACTACCATCCCAAACGGGCAATAGTGGTAAGTACCTTACTACAAACGGAACTGCTGCAAGTTGGGCAACGATTAACCTTAGCGGTTATGTGCCTTATACGGGTGCAACGGGTGCGGTAAATTTAGGTGCGTTTGATTTGACAGTAAACACACTCACCATAGGAAAAGGAACGGGTGCATTAAGTAATAATACTGCATTAGGTTACCAAGCAATACACAAAGCAACTACGGGCAATTATAATACTGGTGTTGGTTATCAATCGTTACACAACATATCTACGGGTAACTACAACACTGCTTTAGGGCAATCAAGTATGTTCACCGCAACAACTGCTGCTCAGAATGTTGCGATTGGTTTAAATGCC